TTTTGAGCCAGTGGTTTGGATTATCAGGGTTTGCTGTACCATCAAAACATGCACCCTCTTTGTCTAGTCTTGATTTAAGCATTGCAAAAACGTCCTCATGCCATGTTTGTACCTCGTCACCATAGCAATATTCAAGCCCTGCTCCTTGCAATTTTGATACTTGATTGATTTTGTCAGCACCTAAAGCATGGACTATTTTGCCGAACAATTGGACCTTATTGTTTGATGATATATGGCCTACTAAATCAGACCCCCAAATGTTGCGTAAAGGCTCAAGGATGTTACGCTCTAATGTTCCTTTTGTGTTACCTAACATCAATATAAGGCCTTTACCCTTTGTGTTCCTTATTCTAACAGGTATCTTATAATAATCTAAGTATGTTTTGCCACTACGTGTAGCTCCATAACTAAAATTCCAACGGTGATAACTGTTGATTGTATTTTGCCATACATATTTTTGCATATCGCTAAAATCAAGCATCTTTACCACTCGCTTTCATATTTTTGTCAAGTGATTTTAATACCTCGTCTAGCTTTTCAAGTGTTTCTGCATCTGTTTCTATTATTCTGTCTCTCCATTTTTTGTTAACACGATTTTTTAACCAAAAGCAAGCTGCACCAACATCAGGGCTTATGTGCTTTTTTATTACTTTTGTTTTTAATACATTGTTTTCTCCATCAAGTTCTGTGGTTATCTCATCTATATCGTAACCACATGCTCTTTTAAAAAGTGCATTCTCAACCTCGTAATCTGCTACTTCTTTGCCTTTTTTTAAAGCAGTAACTAAAGTAGGATATTTTTTCTTATACTCCTTAAAAACAGTTGTAGACACTCCAAGATTTTTACATATTTGTTCATCCGATAAACCATCTCTTTTCCAACATTCGATTAAAAAAAGTTTTGGTTTAACATATTCATCCCATTTTGATTTTATAATAATCACAACCTTTTTTATCTTAATTATACCACTTTTATATTTTATGTCAACATATAAAAATAACGCTGTACTGTGCATACAACGTTAAATTTACACAACACTTAGTAGTTATCACTCTTAACATTTTACTGTTGTTAAGTACAGATTGTTTTGTATTAAATGCTAGAGTCAAAAATTATAGCTTGCTATGTCATTAAATAATTGTATGATATTTGATGACATTGTATTTTGCCCGCCGTGACCTCGGCGATAAATGAAATGATATGAATAATTATATTATATCATGCTTTATTAAAAATATCAAGGTTTATACATGCTTTTTAGCATATTTTCAAAAAATATTTTTGCTGAATCCATGAATTTTTTAACTGCATCAAGCCACTTTTCAAATCTTGTTTTGCTTTTTGTTTGTTTTGCTTTTGCCCTTTCTCTTCTGCCCTTTTCGCTTGGCTTTTTAAGGTAAGGGTTGTTCAAATAGCTTCTGTTTGTTCTTTTCATTTTGCCCCCTCAACTTCATTTTTTTGGAACTTGCATTTTATGCACATTCCAGTATTTTGATAACTGCAATTATCACATTTATTATAAAAGCAATCACAACAATCACAATTTTTTTGGCCTGCTAAATTTGTGCTGCATATACTTGAGTACATCTTATTACATGTAAAATTATCTTTGTCTTTAATTATATTAAACCACCTTTTTAAATATTAATTTACGGACCTTTTGTGTTCCTAACTTATAACAATCTCCGAAAAGAGTTAACCCCATAAACTCGTTATACTTAATATTACCTTGACTTACTAATTTTCTTTTACCGTCATTGTCAATTATTGCGTCTCCTACCTTGATATCTTGTATATCTGTCAACACCTCAATCCACATAAATTATCCCCTCTTAAAATCAGACTTTAAAATCTCAAACCTCACCCCGTCGCCTAACTCCCCATTTTGCATTTTTGAAACTTGCCGATAATAGCCGCACTCTCTACCACCAAATCTCTTTATAAACTTCCTATATCCTTTTGCTGCAGGATTATCGACATAAGCAAACCACTCTAATCTGTTAAAATTATACTTATAAAAAATATCGTCAATAACTTGAATTACGTCTTTCACAAACTGTGTATTACCTTTTTCGTATGATATAATTCCGAAAGAATTAATTGACATAGATACACGGTCGATTTTGTAAGTAATATACCCGATTATATCACCTTTTTTATCTAAAGAAACAAATTGATGTTGCTCCCATGTGTCATCGTTTATTTTTATTTTATAATTATAGTCGCTATAATAAATGTCATCTTGATTGTGCCAGTTTTCCATGTTTTTTTGCTGTAAGGCTTGCTCGAATAATACAGCTGGTTTTAACATACTATCTCACCTCCTTTTAAAATCCTGCCTGGTCTCATTTACCGTTTGTATTTGATTAAAGTCTATATCAAACTTATTTGATATTAGATTAATCATCTCGTCTGACCTAAGTGTTTTACCTAAGAAATTTAAAGTTTCGCCACTCATATAATTTTTAAACACATCAAAGGTTTTTTGTATGCGTTTTTTCCCATAACCTTTTAACGACAAATCATATAAATATACTGCTATTACTGCTTTTGCTACATCATTTGATATATTATTAAACATATCATATTGACAATTTGCACAACTTGTTTTTACGTTGCTTTTCATTTTATCCCTCCAACATCTCTGATATAGATTGCATTTCGCTTATTATTTCTTTTATATATTCCAACAACCTTTTTTCTATTTCTTTTTTAGCATCCTCCAAATTTTCAAATAATATATCATCTTCAAAAATCGAATAATCGCTTAATGATTTATGCAAAAAATAAACTTCATAATCCCCGTTACAATCTTCATCGTTTTCAAGTTCTAAAATTTCTTTTTCTATTCCACAAATTTCAACCACCAAAACATACTTTCCATCTTTTTCAATCCATTTTTTCATTATTTTATACCTCCATATTTTTGAATATATGTACTATTACATCCACTGTCCACCCGTTGCCTAAACATTTATATCTTTGTGCGTTGCTTATACCGCTAGTGTAATTGTCAATTAGAGTTTGCAATCTCTCGCACTCAATAGGTGTTAATTTGCGAATATATCCCTCGATTAATATACCATGTTGGTCCTGCACTGTAAGTGTATAAAATTTGTTGCCATCGTTAAACCTTTGACCGTTTTGTCTTTTGTTTATTCTGTCGGGAGTTATACAACCAAACAGATATTGCCCCATCTTGGCGGCACCGCCTCCAGCTTCTCCGCATAATGTTACTGCTTTGTCGTGTATATAATAAACTCTGTTAGCTTGGCTATCCGTTCTAAAATATCCAACTTTCCCACGTTCAACTTCTTTTTCTAATATTTTTAACGTTTTGTCAAACGGCACTATATACTCTTTTAGCCACTCAAAAACTTCTGTGTTTTCGTGGACTATAGCTTTAAGCAAAATCCCTTGATCTGCTGGCTGTGTAATATTAGGAATATTAGTCCAATACAAACGTTTTCTATTTTGTGCAGATACTAAAGCGGAATTTATTTCTATTGGGTCAACTCCTAAATATTTGCTAATTACATCTTGATATTCTTTTTTCATCTTTACATTTTCAAGCAAAAAATATTTAGGTTTTGTTTCTTTGAGCAATCTAACATATTCAAAAAACAACTTACTTCTTTCGTCATTAAAATTTAATTGTTTTCCTGCAAGGCTAAATCCTTGGCAAGGGCTTCCACCTATCAATAAGTCTATTTTCGGTAAATCTGTTCCTTTTACTTTTGTGGCATCTCCTATACGCTTGATATTGGGATAGTTTTTTTCTGATACTTTGATAGCATATTTATCAATCTCACTCGCATAGTATTCATCTACTTTTATACCTGCTCGCTCTAATGCAACCATTCCACAACTTATGCCATCAAATAAACTCAATACTTTTATACCCATTATTTTATACCCCCATATTTTTTTATACAACAATCTTATATTTAATCTCATCAATCATCTGCTTAGCTAAATTATAATCAAATCTAACTTTTATCAAAATCAATGCAGCATCTTTGATTTTGATATTGTGATGCTTAGCAAGTCTCTTTATAGTTTTAATCATCGTTAACGTACTCCTCACTGTCAATGATTATCTCAAGCCTTGGATTGCTTTTATCCACGCTAGCTTTTAATATTAAATTAATATTAAAAAAACTATCATCAAATATAATCCCTGCTCTTACCAAACCATCTAAAATAAATTTACCACTGTAATTGTCAGGGTCTCGCCTAGTCTTGTCTTTAAAGTAATAAAATAAAGTCAATCGGCATTGCTTTATTGGCTTAAAAGGCTTGTTTTTGAGTGTATAAAGCCTTATTATCTCAGCCCATTCTTTTTTTGCTTTTTGATAAGCAAACCTTTGATTTTTGCCTATAAATTGATTATTTGACGGTGGAATAAAAGGGATAATATAGTCAAATCTCATTTAATCACCCTCTTTTTTATAACTTTGCATCTCTGGGATATTTTCGTGCGTCCAAATACAACACATTATATTCCAGTAAAAAGCTGCTTCGTGGTCTTCGTCTGTTTCGCCTAAAACCCATTTAAAATAATGTCTAACTGCACTATCTATGTAACATTTACACGGTATTCCTTGTTTCCAGTTGTTTTCATCATACTTTTTTG